GTTTCCCAGTCACGATCAGCAGGTGGAAGTGGTACACCGATAAGAATGTCTGATTTCGCCATTGATTCGGTTGATTCCATAAGCGGGTTTACCTATGTAGTTGAAAATACTTCCGATGTATATGAGCTTATATTTAGTGGAGCTGGTTCACGATTTGATAGAATAAGTTCACAGCCGGCAAATTTTGATTGGAACGTACAATTCGCAGGTTCTAACACCACCAATTATATTAGTATCGTTGGTTCACCGAGTTCTTCATGTGATATATCGGTGAGTGAAATGAATCCACAAGACCCAAGTTCTCAAACGGAATTAATGACAATAAAAGAACATTTGATATCATGTTCGTTCAATGATGGTGGTTTCAATAATCATGCAACAAATTTTAATACTATTATCAGTAAGACTATCTATTCGGTGGATTCCTATGATGGCAACGATGGTGCATTGTGTTTGACTTCAAATTCTCCAATAGAATTGTGGGATGGTACTATCATAGATGCTGGTGATATTATCGAGGGGGATGAACTTGTTGGATTTCAAATAGATACATTACCGACTGATTCAGATTCAAATTATTTGGATTGGGATGTTAACACGTTGAACATGCTCAAAGTACCAGTTACGGTGAAAAATATAACATACACATTTTCTGATAAAATCTACAACATAAATAGTGGTGAAATAACAGGTACACCAGAACATCCGATGTTGGTAAAGGATAATAGCGATGGATTATATCGATTCAAACAATTATATCAAATCAATGTTGGGGATATGTTGATAAAGGAGAATGAAGAAATTGAAGTCATATCCGTAACATCGAATACAAGCACCGAAGAAGTTGTATCAATTGATGTTGAAATACATGATACTTATATAGTTAATGGCTATGTAACCCATAATAAAGGGGGTAATACTCATACTGATTTACCTGCTCCCGATGCACCTACTGCATTATCATGGAACAATGGAACTGATTTTTTATCATGGACACCACCTTCATCAACTGGTGATACCGGAATCACAGCATATGACATACAGATAGATAATACGAGTGCTGCATTTGGTTCATTGGTTGTAAACGAAACAGAATGGAATGGTACAACTTATGACGGGACTGGGTTGGTAAATGGTTCATATTGGGCAAGGGTTAGAGCAATAGACCAAGGTCTTGCAGGTGCATGGAGTACTACATTGAACTTTACTCAATCATAATATATTATGTTTGGTATTTTTTTCAATATTTATATATACAAAATGTTATAACAATAAAATATATCAAAATGGCAGATGAAATTAAGTTTACGGAAGAAGAAGTAACAGAAATCAGAAATATAGGAAATCAACTGGCTGCAACTTTCCAACGTTTGGGGGAGCTGGATATTCGTAGAAAAGAACTTGAAGAAACTCGTGAACAGATTGTAGATCAATACAATCAAATAAGAGCACAAGAAGAACAGACATTCAGAAAATTGAATGAAAAATATGGTGATGGGAATTACGATCCAACTACAAATGTATTCACACCACTTCCACAAAACGAGGAACAGCCTGCCGAAACGGAATAAAAATAAGTAGTTTAGAAAAAGATTCTTATATTTATAAGTGTAATTTTATATCAAAAAGTTAATTAGGAGTAAAAAATGGCAGAAAAAATAGTATCACCTGGTGTATTTACCCGCGAAAATGACCTATCGTTCTTACCACAAGGGATTGGAAATATTGGTGCGGCGATAATCGGACCTTTTAAGAAAGGGCCTGCATTCTTACCAACCGTTGTAAATACACAACAAGAATTTGAGGAAATCTTCGGCAGACCTGATGGTACTTACTATACAGGATATACCGTACAAAATTATTTAAGGGAGACTGGAACAGTTACCATTGTACGTGTTGGACACGTTGGTGGATATTCTCATGGTGCACCAGTTGGGATATATGCGAGTGGTTCTACTGGTGATGTACTTATCGGTGTTCTTCACGCAACAAATAGTGGTAGTATATCTGGTGAAGAAGCTGATGGATTTGGATCTGTGACAGTAGATGCACAAGCAAGTTCATCATTATTCTCAATTTCTGCATCCAATTTGGAACATTCAGCATCCATAGACCCTTCTGATGCAAATGATATAAATGATGTATTCGGACAATCTCCATATGGTAGTAAAACAGCATACGCATACAAATATTTCGAATATGCAGCTACCGTTGAATCTAGTCAACTTGAAGTAAGTGGTTCAACCGTAACCGCATCTTTGTTGCCAACACAAGCATACGCAACCGATATTCAAGAGGCTAGTACACCTTGGGTAAGTTCACAATTGTTCGGATCAGAAAGATATAGATTATTCCGTTTCCATACTTTGGGACACGGTACACCATATAACCAAGAATATAAGATAGCGATATCAAACGTAAAAGCAAGTACAACAACAGCAAATGATTTTGCAACATTTACCGTAACTGTTCGTGCATTTAGTGATACCGATAGACGTCCTATATTCAAAGAATCGTTCGCAGGTGTTAACTTGAATCCTGCTTCACCTAACTATATTGCAAAAGTTATCGGTGATTTGAATGTAACAATCGATTCTTCTGGAAAACAAACAATTACAGGAAACTATTCAAACAACTCAAACTATATTCGTGTAGAAGTTGCAGCAGAGGATTCATATCCAGAAAACGCAGCACCATTTGGACACGAAGCATATACAAATCCTGTATATGATGGAAGTGATGAATCAAGGGTACCAGTTGCTATTTTCTCAACAGGTTCCGATGATAACACATCATCATCTTCAACTAAGTTTTCGGGTATCGATCTTGAAACAGCAGTTGTTAAAAAACAGAACAATTCATACCTTGCACCGATTCCATCAAGTGCAACAAGTGGTGGTAACACTGCTTTCGCATTCGATGCTGCAATCAATGCTATCGTGGCAGGTGAATTGAGTACTATCAACTTGGGATACACAATGTCAGGTTCAGATAATACGGATGTGAACAAGAGACAATTTGTGGTAGGTTTCCAAGAAGGATTTGATGGTGTATCACCGACTGTAAAAATAAACTTGGGTGGTGATATTACTGGAACAAATTCACAGGGATTTGATTTGAACACATCAACATCAAGTGGTTCGGTTGCATACACAAAAGCAATCAATTCAGTATCTAACCCAGATGATTTTGATATCAACTTGGTATCAGCACCGGGCGTAATCAGAAGATTGCATAGTGGTGTATGGGAAGATATTGTAAGTATGGTGGAAGATAGACAAGATGCATTCTTTATCGGAGATTTGACCGCTGAAAACGATACTATTGCACAAGCAATAAACCAAGCAGCAGCAGTTGATTCAAACTATGTAGGTTCTTACTATCCTTGGGTAAAAACAATTGATGTGAACACTAATAGATTGACTTCAGTACCACCTTCAGTATTAATGCCGGGCGTTTATGCTGGTAGTGATAGAGTGGCAGCTGAATGGTATGCACCAGCAGGTCTTAATCGTGGTGGAATCACAGGAGCAGTTAGTGTATTGAACAGATTGACTCATTCTGAAAGGGATGAACTTTATGAAGGTAAGGTTAACCCAATCGCATCGTTCCCAAATGAAGGAATCGTTGCATACGGTCAAAAGACACTTCAAGATGCTGCATCTGCATTGGATAGAATCAATGTTCGTAGATTGTTGATTAAAGTTAAGAAGTACATTGCATCTACATCAAGATACCTTGTATTCGAACAGAACACAGCTACAACAAGAAACAGATTCTTGAACACGGTAAATCCATACTTGGAGGGAATCCAACAAAGACAAGGTCTTTATGCGTTCCGTGTAGTAATGGATGAAACAAATAATACACCTGATGTAATCGATAGAAACATCCTGAAAGGTGAGATTTTGCTACAACCAACCAGAACAGCAGAATTCATCGTACTTGATTTTTCAGTATTACCAACAGGAGCATCATTTGAATCGTAAATTAAACATTATATTATATACAAGCCCACTTGAAAGAGTGGGCTTTTTATTTTCTATATATTTATAAGTGTATAATAATTCATTAAAGTGGTTCATTACGTTTATAAAATAGAAAATCCCATAACTGGTAAATATTATTTCGGTAGTAGAACATATAATGGGAATGTTAAAAACGATTCTTATATGGGATCTATGAAAGTATGGAATCCAAAAAAATCAGAATTGATAAAAACTATCATTAAAGATGATTTCAAGACTCGTGAAGAAGCAATGGAATTTGAATCGAATATTATAGAAAAACACATTAATAATGAATTAAATGAAAATTATCATATTCCTAGTAAGGGATTTTATGCAGGGTTTACAAATAAACATCATACGGAAGAAGCACGCATTCGTATTAGTAATGGTGTAAGTAAGACCAGGATTAAATATAAAATTGGAAGCGGTAAGAACAATCCTATGTATGGTAAAACTCATAAAAATAGTTCTATTAAAATAATGAAAGATAAGTCTAAAAATCGTTATACATTAGATTGGTTTATTGAAAAATATGGTAATGATAAAGGTCAAGAATTATATAACAAACGGTGTTTAGAGTATAGTAAAAGGGTACATGGTAATAATAATCCCATGTACGGAAAATTACATTCTAAACTATCTCGTAAAAAAATGAGTGTTAATTCTAAAAAGAAAGTTTTACAATTTTCCAAAGATAATATATTTATTAAAGAGTGGGATAGTTTAAGTGAAGCAGCTGATAATATTGGAATCAGCATTAGTTCGATAAATGCGGTTTGTAATCCCAAAAGAATCAATAAAACTGCTGGTGGTTATATATGGAAATTAAAAAATTAACGGAAACTTATATTTTTCTATATTTATATAGGAAGATTAACAATTAAAGAGGAAAATATTATGGCCGAGGTGCTCGAATTCAATGACATGTTCTATACAAATTTCGAACCGAAATTAAAGAACCAGTTCATCATGGAAATTGATGGAATCCCTTCATATATGATCAAAACGGCAACAAAACCGAGTATTCAATTTGAGGAAGTAGTATTAGATCATATCAACTTGAAACGTAAACTTAAAGGTAAGGGAGATTGGCAACCAGTCGATATTACTCTTTATGACCCTATTGTACCTAGTGGTGCACAGGCAGTAATGGATTGGATTCGTACTTCACATGAATCACTTACTGGTAGGGACGGTTATTCAGGTATGTACAAGAAAGATATTGATTTCTATCAATTAGGTCCAGTTGGTGATAAGATTGAACAATGGAAATTAAAGGGAGCATTTATTTCAAGTGCCAACTTTGGTGATGTTGATTGGTCTGATGGTTCTGGGTTCGTTGAGATTTCACTTACTATTACTTACGATTACGCCGTACTTGAATTCTAATAAGACAATTTAGATAACTTCAAATATATATTCAATCCCCATAAATTTGTTTTTGTGGGGATTTTTTTGTATATTTATAATAAATGGGATAATATATCATGGATGTAAAGGAAGAATTAAAGAAATATATTGAAACTCTTTTAAAAATAGGTTTCAAAAAATATGAACTGAAAATAGAAAAGGCATATGGTAAATACTATATTGTATTGCCCCAAAATGGAATAAAGATAAAAACAATATATTTACTTTCCAAGGTATTTGATGGTGATGATGTTATCGTTTATGACCCACGTGTCAGTAAAAGTACTTTGAGTATAAGAACAAACATATCCGTAAAATAAAAATAAAAAAAGTTATGTATTATAGTGCAGAAATCCAACGAATAAAGAATGAACTGTACCGAATAGAGAACAAATTGGAGGATGATTATATCACCGATGATGAAATGGGTGCAAGGCACAAAAAACGAATAGGAAACAAACTAAGATCTGTTCGTAAAGCCCTCAAAGAATTGAGTAGGTATTAAAATTTTCATTTTTTTTTTATTTTCATATTTATATGTGAAAACCTTGTGGTTAAATTTTTAGTGTACGTAGATACATTAGAGTTGGAGAAAGACCAACGAATAAAAGTTTAAATAACACAAAAAAATAAGGAAAAATGAACACAAATTAT